CGTTATGCGGTTCGATCAGTTCCCGCCGGAGATCGAACTGCCCCGACCGCCAATGTCTGGCAGCGGCACCACAACCGCCGTCGTGGTCACTTACACGCTGAATGAGACCGGCGCGACCGCGACGCTCGCCGCCAGCACGTACCGGGTCGATCGTGACGCCACGCCTGGGGCGATCCGCAATCTCTACGGCGGCACGTGGCCGTCGAATCTAGATGATCAGAACTCGATCAGCGTCACGTGGTGGGCCGGTTACGGCTCTGCTGCCAGCGTGCCGCAACGCGTCAAGAACGCGATCCTGATGACGGTGCTCGAGCTCTACGAAAAGCGTGGCGATGCCCAACTGCCCGCCGGGGCGAAGGCACTGCTCGATAGCGTCTCCTGGGGGCAATACGCATGAGCATCGATGGCCGCTTCACCGTAGACGTTCTGGTTCACGATCTCGACGGTTCTTCGTCTGTGAAGGTGCTGTCGCTGGAGTCGAGCGACGCCGCCACCACGGGCAAGGTAGCCCTCGTCACGGGCACGATCGGCACCGCGACGGTGACGTTCTCGCGAGCACCGATTCCCTACACGGCTGCGGATGGCGGCAGCGTGTCGTTCACTTTCGTGGAGCGGGTCGCCCTGCGCGGCAATCCGCACGTCGAGCTCACCACGAACGCCAGCGGCAAGACCTACTTCGCCAGCGGCAACCGCGTCGGCGTGTACGAACTCACGGGCACCGAGCGGACGAACACGAGTTTCGCGATCCGCACGACCACCGGCACCGCCACCTACTCCATGCTCGTCTACGGCACATGATCGACGCCGGCAAACTCCGAGAGCGGGTGACGTGGCAGTCGCCCACCGAGACACGCAACTCCATCGGCGAGAGCGTGGCGACGTGGACTGACTTCGCCACAGTGTGGGCGAGCGTCGAAGGCGTGTCGGCCCGGGAGTTCCTGCTCGCCGGGCAGCAGCAGATCGAGATGAGCCACCGCGTCCGGTGCCGCTACGTGCCCGGGCTCACGCAACAGATGCGGGCCTCGTGGCGGGGGCGGACTCTGGAGATCGTGTCGCTCCTCGAGCACGCGAACCGCAGCGAGCACGAAGTGATCTGCCAGGAGACTACCTAGATGGCTGTCGCCGGGATCAATTTGAACATCAATTTCGAAGGGCTCCGCGAGCTCCAGGCGAACATCAAGGCGTTCTTCCCGAAAAAGGAAGCGTCGGAGGTGCTCGGAGACGCGATCGAGAAAGCAATCTATCCGGCCTTCCTGCGGCTGGGTGAAGTGACACCGCGAGGGCCGACGCTCAATCTACGGCGGGCCGTGGCGATGAAGGTCAAGAAGTATCCGCGCGACGGCGGCGCTGTCGGGCTGATCGGCTATCGCCGGGCGGGGACCGCCCAGGCGACGAGCGCGGCCGGCGGCAGCGTGCGTGCCGGCCCGGATCGCGCGTTCCATCAATGGTGGCTGGAGTTTGGCACACAGCAGCGGGTGGTATCGAAGAAGAGCGTGACGCCTTACACCCGGAAGGCGCATCTGCGGCGGATGCCGAGCGGCAATACCGTTGAGGTGCAGCAGCACGTCGTGCAAAAGGGACAGGGCAAATACATTGCCTCTAGTTTCAAGCGGCTGGGGCCGTTCAAAAAGATGCGAGACCTCGACCGCAACCGCGTCCAGACCGACCCGGCATACCCCCGGGCATTCTTCAAGGCGAGTGCAAACCCTATCGTCATCCCGCCGACGCCGGAAGGCGGCCGTGCCGGCATCCCCCCGGTACAGACCGCATGGGATCAGACCCAAGGCACCGTCGCCCGGTATCTGCAGGAGGAACTTTCCCTGCGGCTATCGGAGGCGTGGGCCGCTCTCCGCTTTAGGGCGTCGGGCTCGATCACGGGCACCGACACGCTCTGACCCTGCAAGCCTAGGGGGGCGGCGTGGGATGCTACGGGCATGCCTTTGCAAGCCCCGGAACAGGCCGTCGCCAACGCTCTGAAGCAGGACGCCGCCGTGGCTTTGGTGGTGGGCGACCGGGTCTATCCGGTGCTTGCCCCTTCTACCGCTGCGATCCCGTTTGTGACGTGGCGGCGGCAGTCTGTGAGCCGCCAGCAGACGCTCTCCGGCCCGATGGGGATGCCTACGGTCGTGCTCGCGATCGACTGCTACGCGTTGACCTACGAGGCAGTAAGAGACCTCGCGGACAAGATTCGCCGCGTTCTGGATGGCTGGGGGGAGCAGAAACTAGGAATAGATATACGGCACGTGAGTCTCGACGGCGAGTCTGACGGGTTCGTGCAGTTGGCGGGCGGAGACGCCCCCCCGGTGTACAGCGTAACGCTCACGTTCTCGATTCTCTGGAAGGAGATTTGATATGTCGGCCACTCCCCACGATGGAACCGGAACAGTTCTGCGGCTCGGTGCTGATCAGTACACCGTCACGAACATCGTGATTCAGTTCACCGATCCGAACGCCGATGCTGAAAAGATTGACGTTTCGCACCTGGGGCTGACTACGGGCGCGAGCATCCGCACGATCGACCGCCCGCTCCAGGGCTCGACGAGCGACACGGGCCGGACGGTGCAGTTCGACTACCTCGGCCGCACGATCATCGCTGACGCCTCAACCGGCACTTGCTCGATCACGGTCGGCGGCACGGCTCTGACGGGCTTTGCGAGCGTGGCTTACACGGTCAACGCCTCGACCCTCACGCTGGCGACGAACGACGCGATCCGTGGGCAGGCCACCGTCCGACTCGCACGCGTCTAGTGCCGTGACGGAGGCCCGTCATGGCAAACCCGTGCACAGGCGTCACCGTCACATGGGGCGGCGCGGCTCTCGAAGAAGTCGTTGATATCAAGATCAACGCCGGCGGCTCTCTGCCGATCGGCCGCGACAGCGTTATCGCGCTTGACGCTGGCACTATAGATATTGCTTGCCTGCACACGGCGAGCATCTCTCTGGCGGAACGTGGGCTGAAGAAGACCCTCGCCTTCACTGGCGGCGGTCTTACGTGCTCCACGAAAGCCGTTTTCCAGACGCTCACCATGGCGGGCAAGGTGAACGACGTTGCTCGGTACAACGTCTCCTATCGCATCGTCATGGAGTGAAACAATGGCTCTTTCGGCTGAACAGATTCTCGCGGCGGACGATCTCGGGCTCCTCGAAGTCAAAGTCAAGGAGTGGGGCGGCAGCGTGTTTGTCCGCGTGATGAGCGTGGGCGAGCGTGATGCCTACGAACGCATGTGGATCGGAAAGAAGGAAACCGGCATCGAGAACTTCCGCACCGAGTATCTGCAGCGCGTGCTGTGCGACGAGGCCGGCAAGCTGCTCTTCACCCGCGACCAGATCGAGCAACTCGGGAAGAAGAGCGCTGCCGTGATGAGCCGACTCTTTGAGCGTGCGATGAAGCACAACTCGATGTCGGAGGCTGACGTGGAGGAATTGGGAAAAGGCTGAACGTCTCGCCGCTGCGACAGTTCATGTTCCAACTGGCGGGGCACTTGAAGATGACGGTGCGAGAGTTGTCCCAACGGATGGACTCGCAAGAGATTTCGGAGTGGATGGCGTACACGCGGTATTTCGAGGCGATTCCTGACTCGTGGGAGGAGACGGGCCTGCTCGCGTCACTGCTAGCAATTGAATACTCGCCGCGAGGCAAATGCCCGAAAGGGCGCGATTTCGTGCCGCTGCGCAAGCCGCCGCAGCACGAGGCCCAGGCGGCGGACGTGGTGCGTGATCTCGCAAAGCAACTCGGAGTTCTAGGGCAGTAGAAATGGCGACGATCCTCGGGCTAGCGATGAAGATTTCTGCGGACGCCACCGGCGTTCAGCAGTCGCTCACGCCCGTAGAGCGGGCGCTTAACTCTCTTTCCGAGCAGGCAGAGAAGTCTGCCGCCGCGTTTCGCCCGCTTGCCAGAGAATCGTCCGCCGCTGCGGAGGCGCAGCAACGAACGCTCGCAGACTTTGCGGCACTGACCGAGGAGTTGCGGAACGGCCTGGACTTTCGCGAGTACGCGGCGAGGTTCAAGGAACTTCAGCTGACCGCCGAAGATACTGCGGCAGCGTTCGCCGAAGGCGCGAAGATCACGGCCCAGTACCGCAGCGAGGAAGAGAAGCGTGCTGTTCAGATCGAGCGCATCACACGCCTGCAGGAACAGGGTGCCATCACCGAAGAGATCGCTGCCCGGGCGAAAGATGACGCACTCGGCGCAGGGGCAGCCGCAGCCAAAGCAGAACAGCAACGCGCGGAAGCCGTTGCCGATGCTGCCCGCATCATTCGGGCAAACCTCACACCGCAAGAGCGGTACGATCAGCAGATTCAGGAATTAAACGTCCACCTGCGCGAAGGTCGGCTGACGCAAGAGCAGTTCAATCGGGCTGCGGCAAAGGCGAGTCAAGACCTCGACCGAGCCGGCAAGTCAGCCGGCGATGCCGATAAGAACATTGAGCGGCTGAACCGCAACGTCTCCCTGCTCACGAAACTGGAGATCGGGCGGGCGATCGTCGATGGCCTGCAAGTTCTCAGCCGCGCGTTCACCAGCGCCGCCAGCCAGATCACGTCACTGGTGACATCAGTCAACTCGTCGCTCGATACGCTGAACGACTTCAGCGCCCGCACCGGCATCGGAGTCGAAGCCCTTCAAGGCTACTCGCTTGCGGCGAAGCTGGCCGGCGTGGACACCGAGGCGTTTGGGTCGGCTGTGCAGAAACTCGCAGTGAACATCGGCAAGGCGACGCCCGGAGGTGAACTCGACAAGGCACTGAAGGGGCTGAACCTCTCTGTCGCTGAACTGCGAGCTCTCGCCCCAGAGCAGCAATTCTCCACGATCGGGGCCGCTATTTCGCAACTGCCGACGGCTGCGGAACGTGCCGCCGCCGCCGTTCAAGTGTTCGGCAAACAGGGTGCAGCGCTCGCGCCGCTCTTCAGAGAAGGTGCCGACAGCCTCGAAGAGTTGCGTGCCAGGGCCGAGCGGCTCGGAATTATCGTCAACGAGACGCAGATCAGCAACGTAGCCGAGATGAATGATGGCTTCGACCTTGTGCGAGCCACAGTCGAGGGAATCATCGGGCAAGTGGTTGGCAATCTTGCCCCGGCGGTGACGGGCATCACCGAAGAGTTCTTGAGGTTTGTCGAAGAGTTTGCCGGGGCCGAAGGCCAAGGCGGCACGGGGATCGCAAACGCGATCACCGACGTGCTGCTGAATGGCGCGGAGTTTCTAGCAGGCGTCTTTGATCAGTTCGTCTCAAACTTTGGCGGATTCTCTGGAGCACTTGAAAGCGCCGGCGGAGTATTCAGCACAGTTGCGGACGTGTTCACGGCTGTTTCCGAAACGCTTCGAGTGGCATTCAACGCATTCGAGATCGTCGGGAACAGTCTTGCGTTAACGCTCGGCAAGGTGCTCGAGGGGATTGGCTCTTATCTCAGCGACGAACTCGAGGCAGCCGGGCAGGCGCTGGTCGCCTCAAGCGAGGAGGCTCTTGCGAGGAATCAAGAGGAGTTGGCCGATGCGGCAAGGGGCGTAGGCGACGCAGTCTCCGGCGTGTTTGGCGGCGATCGCGCCGAGGCCGCAGCCCAAGGTGCCGGGCAAGCGGAGACATTTTTGCAGGGTATCCGCGAGCGGATCGAGCGAGAGCGATCGCCGCAGTTCCGAGTAGAGACAAACATCGAAGAAGTGCGGGATCGGTTTGACGTTTTCTTTGGCGGCATCGTTGATCAGAGCAGCGCAGTCACCGACGCGATGCGGCAGTTTGAGGCCGTGGTCGCGTCGGTCGAAGACCCGTTGAATATGACCGCCGAAGAAATCAAGAGAATCGGTGAGGCGCAGCAAAACGTCAACCAACTGATCGACGCTGAAATAGCGGTGCGACAGGAGTCGGTCGAGGCTGCCGCAAGACAAGCAGAGGATGATCAGAAGCGAATTTCGAACCTTCTGAATGCGTCGGCCCAGGCGGAGAAGGTGCAGCAAGACATTCAGGCCGTCGCCCGCGAGACAGAGCGAGTGCAGGGACAGCTTGCGGCTGCTAGGCAGGAGGGCTTGCAGGAAGCGTCAGACGCTGCGGCCGCCCGCCTTGCCCAACTCGACCAACTGCAAGCGAAGCTCGAAGAGCAGCAGCAAGCCGCCGAGCAGGGCTTCGGCGAGGGATTCCAGAAAGCGTTTGAGCAGATCGACAAGACGATCGTGCAATCGTCATCACGCGCCGCAGAGTTTGGCGACGCTGGCTTCCGGGCTTATCAACGCTTGCAGGAAGGCGTTGCCGTTCTCCAGCAGCAGGCCCGCGACGGCATCTTGAACAAGGAAGCTCTCGACGCAGAGGTCGCCAAACTTCAAGGCCTGTTTGATCAACAGTTGCAAGGCGCAGCAAACGTCAACGATCTGTTGTTCCAGCAGTTGTCGGGGCAGGATCAGCAGCGAGCGATTTTCTTTCAGCAGCAAGAGGAGCGTCGTGCTCAAGCTGTGAAGAACCTCGCCGCCATCGAAGAAGAGATTGCCGCAACGAAGGCAGCGGTTGAGAAGGCACGCGAAGACGGCGACCTCAAGGCCGCGAAGGCGGCGACAGATCGGCTTCGGCAGTTGGGTCAGCTCCTCAACGGTGAGAAAGAAATTGCCGCAGGCCGCCAGCAACAGCAGCAGGGTTTCACGCAGGATCAGACTGCCCAACGCGAGCAATTCGCGAAAGCCCAGGACGAGCAATACAAGCAGGCTTTGCAGCAACAGCAGCAACTCCTCGCCGAGCGGGCGAAGGCGGAGCAGGCGGAGTTTGCGCGTCAGTCAGAGCGCATCCGCGAACTCAATACCCTCGGCTCTCGCACAGTGAACACGGCCGACATCCGCACTCAGGAGGGGCAGGACATCGTCCTCGGGCTTGCCGCGAACGCACAAGACCCTGCGTTGATCGAGGCGAGGTTACAGACGAAGCAACTACAGTTGATCGCACAAGGCATCGGACAAGCGGCGGCAAACTACTTCAACACGCCCGTCGCTATCGTCGGCGGTGCCCGCCTCGGAGGGTTCGGCTGATGCCCGGCACAATCGTCGCAACAAAAGAACTTGCCCGCGTCTTCGAAAACGAAGTGGGCTCGGCCGGCGGCACGGCGAAGCGTCGCTGGGTGTGCATGTTGAGTGATGACACGCTGACGGCCGGAGGGCCGCCAGGCATCACCGACATCATGACGGCCACGGCTGGCAACTCGTTCGGAGCGTATCACCCGGTGCATACCGCACTGCGACTGCGAAAGGTCGCGGTAAACGAGCGGTTCGAGGACAACCCTTATGCGTTGGAGGTGACTGCCGAATACAGCGTCGTGACTTCTGCCGAGTTG